ACATTATATATAGTAAATACAACAAACAATGTATTACATCGCAATTATGAAGGAGACTTTGTAACTGCGTCCTTTGATTACTATATTGATAATTCAAATTTTTTAAACGCATTAAAAATACATAATAACTAAATTACTATTTTTTGTTTTTCTATTTTCTAATATTTTCTAATATTTTCTATTTTTGCCAAAATAAATTATTTTAGTATATTATACTAAAATGATTTTCAAAAAATCAAATGTAGCAAATAAAAGCAAAAAATCTTTTTTTAAAAATGATATAGCACAAGTATTTAGGTTGATTAATGAAAAGAAGGGTTTCTTTGCGTTAATTTTAGCAAATTTATTATTCCAACTTTATATTACTTATTATGTAAGTGAAAATGTTAGTGTAGAGGAAGAACAAGATAAAGCAGGAGAAAAAGGTGCTAAAAATTATGACATGAAATATATTGGTGCACTAGTAGCAACAATTGTTATTATTTTAATTTTGGCATTAGTTACTATGCCGTCGTGGATGAAATTTATATTGTTTTCTCTCTTTTCTGCCGCTTTTGGTATTCTTTTAGCATATAGAAAATATGGATTAGATAGTGGTGTTATTAGAAGTGCGCTAGTCGGCACAGCCAGTATTTTTGTTACTATGTTTGTATTTGGAGTAGCACTAATAATGAGCGGTATTAAATTAGGTTTTATGACTGCGCTCATTTTGTTTTTTGCCTTATTAGCGTTAATAATTATTAGCATTGTGCAATATTTTATTGTTCAATCTTCATTATTAAAAAAATTATTAGTTATTGGATCGTTAATTATATTTTCAATTTATATTGTGTATGATACAAACACTATATTACAACGTGATTATAGTGGCGACTTTATAAGTGCATCATTAAACTATTATTTGGATTTAATAAATATTTTTAGTGCATTATTGGGCGATGGCGGCGATTAAACTATATATAATTATTTATTCAATTTGCCAAACATTGCCAGGTCTTACATTATTACCTTTATCTATTATATAATAACGGTATGCTTCCAGCATCTCGTCGCGTGCGGCTCTAGTTAATGCCATAATGTTATTAAAACTTTCAATTCGCGATACCCGCGCAGCAAGTTCTCCAGCTTCATTAGCTAATCGTTCTACTTCTTCTAGAGTTCTTCCGCTTCTTTGGCTCATAAGCCTTTCATGTGTTTCAAAGTATGCTATTTCTCTTTGATAATCCGCTCTACTAAGCATGACGCTCTCACCTTCTACTAATTTCTTTTTGTATATTGCTACTCTTCCTAGCCTTGTTTCCATTAATGTGAGCATTGTCCTATTCCCTCCTTCTCTATCTTCTTGCATTAATTGCCTCACCATAGTCCGCACTGTTTCTTGATTTGCTCTATCACTCGCCTCAATCCTCGCTCGCACTTGATCCATATCCCTTTCCTCTTCCTCCTGCCTTTCCCTGTCTCTCATTCTTGTCCTTGTCGCCTCCCTTCCATTATCCATTGCCTCACTAGTGTCAACAGGTGCTAACTCGCCTTCTGGCATAAACCCTGAATATGGCTCCCCATTTATCATCCCTGCCATCCTTACTCTCATTATTTTTGATCTTTTTGATTTATCTTTAGTATTGTTTCCTAAATTATAGGTATATTTATTTCGTTTAATGCTAAATAAATTTCTATTTTTTCTTCTTGTATCTCTTCTTCTTGATCTTCTTATTGTTCTTCTTCTATGTTGTGCTGGCATTTATATATATGTATAAATATATATATAAAAATTATGGTATAATAATAAATGATACTATAGTAATAAATGATACTATAGTAATAAATGATACTATAGTAATAAATGATACTATAGTAATAAATGATACTATAGTAATAAATGATACTATAATATAAATTATGGTATAGGAATAAACTTCCACCCTAAATCGTCACATATTCTCTTCCATATTTGGTCTTGTTCTATGCGCTTTTCACGGTCTTTTAACATAGGAAAATATGGTAAAAAACTGCGCTCATTCAACAATTCGCATAATTTATATAATGTATAATAATAGTTTAAAAAATTTACTCGTTCTTTAGGGCAATATTTCGAATATGGCTTTTGTAGCTCCATAAATAAATTGCATAATGTTTCCTCAAGCTCCGCACTCATAATGGGTGGTCTAATTCCTAGTTTATCTTTAATAAAAGGTATATGTTCATAATATTTATTGTAGCCAAGATTTTTCAATATTTCCTTAGTTTTTTTATTTGACAAATCACTCAAACTTATGCGCTCCTTTTTTATTTGGTTTTTAATATTTTCAAATACTTCGTCGGGTATATTTGTGCTCTCTTTAGCCTGAAATTGCGCCAAAATCTCTTTTAAATGATTTATTCGTTTATAGGCATATGAGCATACTTCTTTAGGCGGTTCTTTATATGATGGTTTATCTATATCTATTAAATATTTAATGCTATTGGAGCAATTAGAGCATATTGTCATGCCTTCACTTTCAACAAATATTAGCTCACCGTTATTACATATATTACATATGTCGGACGGATAAATAAATTTGTCATAATTTAAATAATTAGGGTCAATATTGTTGAAATATTTATCTATATTTTTATTACTATCATTTTTAATTAAATTATTTTTATTTGGATTATCCATTATGTTATTGCATGTGTCATAACTTAAATTTAATGAAAAAAATTGTTTGACAATATCATTTTTGTCAGAATTTTCTACCATTTCATTACTTGATATATTTTTTTTATTTTCAAAATAATCAAAAATATATTTAGAATTATTTAAATAATAATTCTTTTCTTTATTTCTAAGAGCTTTAATAGTGTTTTTATATTTATTAATAAGTTCTATAATTTCGGTCTTATTTTTTGTTTTAATTAGCATAGTTTCCAATTTATCAATTTGCTTTAAACATTTAGGAATAGCAACATCTTCGTTGTATTTAAATGATTTTATTATTTCATTATGTTTATTATCAAGGGTTGTTTTAATTACGCCTGTTCTCTTCATAGCAAGACTAATTATATTTTTAGCGTATTAAAAATTTATATATTAATTTTTGTAATTAAATATTTTGTAATAAAAACAATTAAAAAAACAATTAAAAAAACAATTAAAAAACAATTAATTAATTAAAAAAACAATTAAATTAATTAAAAAACAATTAAATTAATTTCAAAAATTTTTTTTCTTTAGGAATATTATAAAAAAATGGCTGGTGGTTTAATGCAATTAGTCGCCTATGGCGCACAAGATGTATATTTAACAGGTAATCCCCAAATTACTTTCTGGAAAGTTACCTATCGTCGTCACACTAATTTTGCCATGGAATCGATTGAGCAAACTTTCAACGGACAAGCGGATTTCGGTCGCCGTGTTACATGCACTGTTTCGCGCAACGGTGACTTGGCTTTCCGCACCTATTTGCAGATCACACTTCCTGAAATTGGCCAGGGTCTAGGTACAACAACCGACCCTAATATATATGCCAGATGGTTAGACTTCCCCGGCGAGCAGTTAATTTCGCAGGTTGAAGTTGAAATCGGTGGCCAGCGCATTGACCGTCAATATGGTGACTGGATGCACATTTGGAACCAGCTAACTTTATCGAAAGAACAGGAGCGTGGCTACTACAAAATGATCGGCAACACCACCCAATTAACATACATTTGCGACCCCACCTTTGCGGACGTTGATGGCCCTTGCTCTGCCAATGGTGTTCGCCAAGTATGCGCTCCTCGCAATGCGTTACCAGAAACAACTCTATATGTTCCGCTACAGTTCTGGTATTGCCGTAACCCCGGTCTAGCTCTTCCATTGATTGCTTTACAGTACCACGAAGTTAAAATTAATTTAGACATTCGCAACATCGAAGAATGCTTATGGGCGGTTACCAATGTTAACGGAACCGGTAAAAAGGCCCTTAATGCGTATAAACAGTCGTTAGCGGCTGCTTCGCTCTTTGTTGATTACATTTTCTTAGACACTGACGAGCGCAGACGCATGGCGCAAAACCCCCACGAATACTTAATTGAACAGCTTCAATTCACAGGTGACGAATCGGTTGGTTCATCGTCCAATAAAATTAAATTGAATTTAAATCACCCATGCAAAGAGCTAATTTGGGTTGTACAGCCTGACGTCAATGTTGATTATTGCGCGTCGCTCACCGAAGGCCATTCGCTAAATCACTTACTTGGTGCTCAGCCATTCAACTACACTGACGCGCTAGATGCGTTACCTAATGCTATTCATGCCTTTGGCAACAAAGGTCTTGTTAATAGCACCTCGTACATCACTGCTTCGTCGCTCTTTGAAGATCCATTTTCTAATAAATTACAGTCTTCGTCTGGATTTGCTAATGGCACTGCCGGAGATTTTAATGGTGGCGCGACCGAATCGGGTGTATCGGATGCCGGCACATTCGTTTTAGCTGAAACCGCGATTGATATGCATTGCTGGGGTGAAAATCCAGTTGTAGTTGCCAAATTACAGCTTAACGGCCAGGATCGCTTCTCGGAGCGTGAAGGCACATACTTCGATTTAGTTCAGCCATTCCAGCACCACACCCGTGCGCCTGACACCGGTATTAATGTTTACTCATTTGCTCTAAGACCGGAAGAGCACCAGCCATCGGGCACCTGCAATTTCTCGCGCATTGACAATGCCACTTTACAGTTAGTTCTTTCGAATGCGACTGTTCAGGGTGTTTCTACCGCCAAAGTCCGCGTATATGCTGTTAACTACAACGTTCTTCGCATTATGTCTGGCATGGGTGGTCTAGCGTACAGCAATTAAATAATAAGTCTAATAAGTCTTATAAGTCTAATAAGTCTTATGTTTTTTCATTTAATTTTTTATAAATATAAAAATTAAATGAAAATAATGAAATATAATATAATATAATAATTATTTTATAATACATTATAAATACAAATTATTATGAGCGTATCTTTAGCTATAAGTAGTTTTTATATTACATATGTGTTTTTACTTACCACTACCGCAATTACATTAATAGAAGCATTACGAAGCCCTATTCCTCAAATTCGTCACATTATGAATTTAGAAACTTGCATTTCAATTGTTGCAAGCTATTTTTATGGACTATTTATTGAAGAAATAAATAAGGCGCAAAATTTGTATAATGTTAAAGATGATAGTAAAGATAATAATAATAACATTATTGATAACATTGCCAATACAGATAGTGCTATAATTAAACCTTTAAGTGTTATACCTATAAAAAAAATTAATAATATGCGCTATATTGACTGGTCTATTACTACACCTTTTATGTTATTGGTTCTCTCTATGGTATTAGGCTATGAAAATAAAGTATTAGTAAAATTTACTCCATTTGTGTTAACAATGGTTCTCAATTTTGCCATGTTAGCATTTGGATATAGTGGAGAGATTGGGCTATTAAATAAAAATATTGCAGGTTTTATGGGTTTTATATTCTTTTTTCTAACATATGGGACAATATGGAAGCTTTTTATGACAGGATCAAAAATAACTATCCAATCCAAATTCATATTCTGGATTTTCTTAGGAACATGGTCACTTTATGGAGTATTTTATTATACAAATGAAGCAACTAAATTAATTGGATATAATATTTTGGACTTAATATCTAAAGCATTTGTAGGTATTTTCTTTTGGCTTTATTTAACTAAATCGGTTGTGTTTTAGTTTTAGTTTTAATATTTTGTATTTTGTATTTTGTATTTTGTATTTTGTATTTTGTTTTCTTTATATTATAATATATGAATGACTTATCAAAGAATGACTTATCAAATATTATAATAAAAAAAGACGAATGTAAGAGAATAAGGAAACATAATGCTATTAAATTACCTGATACATTGTTACATTTAAGCATACCTAAGTATATTAACTATTATAAAGAGTGTTATAATATTGAACAAAAACTATATAGAGAATACTTTAAAATAGAAAAACATCCATGTCAAATAAAAAATAAGGCCTATATTTCTTCTAAGTCCAATAAAATAACTATTGTGGAAAAATTAAATCAAATAATCAAAATTTTAGGTGATTTAGACAATGTTAATAATGATGTTAGTAATGATGTAAATAATCATGTTAAAAATGATGTTAATAATCATGTAAATAATGATGTTAATAATGATGTAAATAATGATGATCCAAAAATAGTAAAGTTGCCAAAATATATTTCAATTAAGGACCATGAAAATGATAGCTCTAAATTCTATTTAATTTACGATAATAAAAACAAGACGCGGCATACGTTGCAATTATTATGCTATAAGTCGTGCTCTTTCGTTCAAAGTCTTAACACATTTTTGGAAAATATTAAAAATAGGTTTGATAACTCATAGGTTTGATAAATCATAGGTTTGATAATTAAAAGAATAGTGATTATTATTTAAAGTTATAGATAGTACTATAAGTGATTATGATTAACGACTTACCTAGCGAGCTACAAAATATTATATTAAATTATACCAACATAATATGTCATGTATGTCAAAAAAAATATGATTTCAATATTTTATTTTATAAGAAGCAAAGTAAATTCTATTACTGTAGTAAAATATGTTATGAATTTACTTAAAAAAAAACGTTATAAATTCTAGCTTCTAGCTTCTAGCTTCTAGCTTCTAGCTTCTAGCTTCTAGCTATGCTTTAAGTACTATGATTTATGAGAAATTTCTCATTTATTACTTCTAACAAATCCTTAACTAGTTTGTCCTCATCAATATCAAAGAAGCATTGAATATTATTAAGGATTAATGATGCGTCGTCGTCGGGTATTAACTCCCTATCTCCTGGCTCACGCAATAGTGTATTATATACATACGTAATAACAGGAATATTTTCACAAGTTACAATTCGACACATGTTTATATATTCAATATAATCAAGAACTAGCGGAAAGCCTTCAATAAATGCTTCGCACTCTGTGTTCAACCTATATACCAAATAATTGCATATTTCAGTTTCATTAAAATATGCATCATATACAGCTTGTGTACATATCTTTTTAAATTTATTTTCAATAAATGAACCTGTCAATAGTTCAATGTTAAGGTGCGGCTCATAATTAGTTTTTTCAGTTAGCATTTGCATCTTTAGCATTGATTATTGATATATTATTTATTATTTACTATTTATTATTTATAATAATTTAATAATCAATTTTATTTATTGAAAATATATAATATACATAAAAATTATATTAAAAATTACTATTAAAAATATTAATA